TATGAGAACCAATCCAACTGCATTAGAACAAAGTGGAACTGCTACTGATTATCGTGTTTTTTACTCTACAGCCTCTACGAATTGTAGTAGCGTCCCTACATTTGATTCTGGTACAGTATTTGGAGCATCCGCAACTTTTACTGTTGCATCGGGTTTAACAGGTGGGCAGGGGAGTATGTTAAGGGCTAATACTTCCTCTGCATATCTTGGATGGAGTGCTGAATTATGATTTACAAATTACTTCAAAAAACTACTGGTGGTGTGCAAATACTTGCCCGTATTGACGATGACAATGTTTGCCGTGTGACTTGCACAGAACATGATGAGCAATATTTAGCATGGGTGGCTGAAGGCAATCAGCCAGAACCAGCAGAGGAACAATAATGGCTACTAGCGTTTATTGGATTCACCACCCTGACCATACTGATATGTTCAGTCAGGGATACATTGGTGTGTCTAATGATACAGAAAGACGCTTTACAGAGCATTTACGCAAAAAACAAAATAGACATCTTAACTTTGCAATTAAGAAGCATGGCTGGGACAACTTAGTGAAGAAAACTATATTGATAGCCGATGAGTCTTACTGCCTTGACATTGAAGCAAAACTACGTCCAAGCGAAGCAATTGGTTGGAATATTATTTGTGGAGGTGGTAAACCGCCAGCACGATATGGCAACAAAGACCGACTCGGTATACCTGGCGTGTGGAAGGGGAAGAATCTTTCAGAAGAACATTGCAAGAAACTCAGCGAGTCCCACCTTGGAAAGTCCCCATCAAACAA